GGTTCGTCACGCTTTGCAGATACTGTTACGTTCTCAATTGAGAGCGCACGGTATGCAGCGTAAACACGCTCAACGTATGCTGAATCTTCGCAATCTCCAGTTCCAGGACCTACAGCAACAATACCACGCTCAACTGGACACTCGCCAATGTCTCCTGCGGAGAGATTAAGAGTTTGTCCTGCTGAAGTAGATTTTGTTCCTGATAGATCGGAATTGCTGTAAGCAAGAGCCAAGAGAAGGTTCTCAAGGGTAGCCTCAGCGAAAGCAGTTGCCATATTTACTTGCATTCCCTGCTTGTATAGTTTAGCAACGTCAAGAAGTTGGTCAACCTGTACTTCACCGAAGTCTGGTTGGAACTGCAATTCAAGACCATTCATGGTATAACCAACGTTTGTAAAGTCAACATCATCAGACAGAGTATCTCTGTAAGACTCAGTTGCGTCAAATGCTGGTAGTGTGCCTGCTGTCAAAGTTGTATCAGCAACGAAGAAAGCGGCTGCACCGACGATAATGTTATTCGATGTACCACGTGTATATGCCATATTTTCACCTCTACTTTCAATAGAATCTATATGAAGTTTTGGCGGGTTTCCTCACCCCAAGTATAACAGTGTTTTTAAGTATACTCTTTAGGAAGTGGAGTAATACCACCGTAGTGGTAGTCATATTCAATAAGTAATTTATTAAGGGTTAGCCCACGTACCGTCGCCAATTGCGTCAAGTCTCTAGCCTCTTCTAACTGATAAACCTTCATGTCATGAAAATAAACATTGGCCTCTGCTATTTCTGAGTTTGGATCTAATGGATTTTTTACCAACGGTGGCTGAGGTGGCTCTGCATTTGTTAATCTACCAGCCTGCATATCTGCAACAAATTTATTAAGGTCTTCTGCTGCCGCATCTGACCTATCAAGTAGTTGAGAAATAACAATGATGGCGTCTGTGATTTGTTCTGGCAAACCATAAACATAATATAGTAATTGCTCTGTCTTAATATAATATGACGGGCTTCTCCTAAATCTTAAAAGCCTATCGTACTGAACTGCTACATCTGGATATGGACCTAATGTATTTTTGTAAATGTCATCAATTGCTGTTGGAGTTGATGGTACAACTAAAACATTTTGAAACTCACTATATTTTTTTAATTCATTAACAATGAAAGCATTTACCCACATTGGTGGAAAAGGTAAATCTCTAATACTAAGTACCATTATTCAACCTCCGCTATATCTGCTGCTCCAACAATCCATCTATACCCAGTCTCAATTCCAGCAAGTCTTCCGCCTCTGCGTTTCATACCTTTCTTAAGTCCTTTTTGAAATGCCTTAGAAAAAGGCTTGACCAACATACCAGACTGCATAAGTCTTGACTGACTTAAATATGTTGCAAAAAATGTTTTAAAGTTTGAGCCAAATGATCCAACAACATAATTGCCGCCAGGATTTTCTACTCTTGAGTGATAAGATGTTACCCAGCCTTCTAATTTTTCATCATAGTATTTTAGATATGGTTCTTTATTTGGGTAGATATCTAACTTAATTCCGTTTTCCATAATATACGCTTTGTCATAAAATGGCACCGTGCTACCACGGCTTTTTTGTAATGTTTTAGATTGAGTAAATACTGAAGAAAATGTCATACCCGCTTTTGTATAAACTGGAACAATCTTAAATAGTCTTGCAGATGCCATTCCAACACGATCCCATTCATAAACATGGTGCAGTGTTTCTGGTTCCATCTTTGCCATAGTATCAATATAGTTACCAAGAATTGTTGCAATCTTAGGACCCATTTCTTTCATAAATGCTTCTTTACCATCTTCAATACCCTTCAAAGTTCCAAGGGTATATTCAATAAAGAAATGCATGTCATCTCTAAATGGTTTAGGATCTGTGATTACGCTTATTCTTGGCATTAATCATCAACTCCTTGATTTTCTGTTCTACGCAATACAATCTTAAAATATTCTACTCTGCCAAATGGACCCATTATTGGTTCTTGGCTTGCTATTTCATAGATAGTTCCTCTGCCAGTGCGTTCGCCAGATGTTTCTCTGTAGATAAGTTCTCCAGCGGCTGTTCTTATATTTGTAACCAAAATATTAGTAATAGAATTTTCATCACCATTGTCAGAAATACGAATATCTGATCTTACCCTACCAAGCAAAAGGTTTTCAAACTGTAGTAAGAATTGTGGTCTAACTTCATCTTCTTGTAGCGATCCTACAGGAGTAGCATTAGTTGCTACCGTTTTATTATATACCCAGTCTTTTTTAATTTGACCATAGACATTCTGCGCTGTTATTGGATAATAAACATCACACAACATTGGATAAATAAAGTCTGTAGTTTCGCATGTTGCCATTATAAAACTCCAGGTTGACCGAAATTAGTTATATACTTTTCTAATATTTTATCTACAATTAAGTTGCCAGTTCCAAAGAATGACCCCTTATCGTATTCAACTCTGTATTGATCTGTTTGATACTTTAATACATATCGCTTATGGTAATCAAGTCTGCCACACTTTAGATCATCAATAAGCATAAGTGTTGCATCTTTAATATCATACGGCACTACTTTATATCCTGTTGCTAAATGGAATAAGTAGTTCCATCCCATTGGGAATGTTACTCCAGGGGCGACGGCAATTGTGTTTGGACTATCTTCTGAGTCATACATATAGATTGAGTCAGAATATGCTAGTGGAACGCCTCTTGGAAAACTTGCTTGACGAATATATGAATCTGATTGTTGTGTCCAATCCTTGATGATTGCAGTCTTATCTTTTGTTAAAAGGTAGTTCCACTGACCATCTCCCTGTGCCTGTGGACTATCGTTATAATCCCAGACTAGTTCATTATTTTCATATGCTTTTAAAATTAAATATACACGATCCCATACTGGCATAAAGTCAGTATTATTTCCAATTGTTTCATACCAAGAACGCTCATAATAAAATCCTCCAGGAACTATGGAATCAATAATTGATCTTGCTAGTCCTTCATAATATGTAGCATCTTTAATCTCAGTTGCTGTTGTGCCAAGAGTATTTGGATTTACATATGGACGCATTACTTCAAGGTTATCTTCTACAACAATATCGCCTTCTTCTGCGCTTGTAGAGGCTGTTGTATAAATTGCATCATAAATTGTTAAAGCATATGACTCATCATATGTATTAAACATATCTGGAAGAACATAGGTAATCTGTGAACTTGCTGAAGATGTTATTGTTGCTGTAACATCATTTACATTTCTTGTACCCTCATTGATTACCAAAATGTAATCAGTGTTTGGCTCTGGCACATCATATGTGATAGAGAGCGGATATGGTGGGAGTCTTAATAGTTGCATTATACTTTGCCGTAATGCTTGGCTACCTCAGCAGGCGTTGCCTCTCTTACCGCCTTATGCTTTAGCCACTTTACGGATACCTCCTTAGTAACAATATTATAACCCTTTTGAAGTTGCCCCACACCATTCCAATGAAGGTTTCTTTCAGAGAACAACGCAACTTTTTCTTGCGGGGTATCTGACTTAATTTCTTTATGATCATCTCTAGGTACAAAAGGCAAAATAGCCTCTAGTAAATCTAATTTTGTAGTTGCTCCAAATGTATCAATATCATTTTTCTTTGCATATGACTTTAATTGCGGTACTGTCATCTTGTTAAATTTTTCTACTACTTCTTTTGTTGTTGACATTTTTCCTCCACTGCTATTATATCAGAATGCCTATCTATATAAACTTTGTGGTCTTTTTACTCCTGCTGGAGTACCACTTATAATTACATTTTCTCCATAATTTGCATCAGGTATACATCCTAATGCATATCTTTGTGTAATAATTCCATTAGGACCACTAATGATTGTTCCAATACCCCCAACTGCTATACATCCATCACCGCTATGCTGATGTGGAACTGTTGGACTTCCTGGATAAGACATTTTATCTCCTAATGTGATTAAGGAGGGCAACTTGCGCTGCCCTCCCTAAACTGTGTAGTTTTTACAAACTATGCGGTTGGATCAACTGCAGCATCTGCATAAGAGACTGCATCTTGTTCTTCCCATTGAATACCAAAGCGGACGAATACTGTGTACTCAATTGTATCCTTCTTTGGCTTGTATTCACGATTTACTGTGATATCACGCTGGAAGCCCCAAACACGGTTTGCAGGGAATGTCAAATCGACATAATCTGCTGGGTAATAAGGTACTTCCATTACGTCGACACCGAGAACACGAGTTGTACGTGCTCCACCGAATGTCTGACCAACACCGTCTAGGTATTGCTGACGGTTACGCTCTGTACCGCCAGTACGTGGTGCAAACGCTTCTGCAATAGCATCAGCGAGTGTACCGTTGTTCTTAACAATTCCTTGGAAAGCATCTGTACCAGCATAGAACTTGAGGTTCTGCTTTACAGCACGATACTTACGTGGCATTGCGAGAATAATGTCCTGCATGACTTCTGTTGTCCAGTTGTCATCAGTAACAGTTACGAGTGCTTCGTGTGCTTCTCCATCATTTTGGATTTTGTAAACAAAACCTTCCATGATTGAGAGGAAGTCACCTGTTGTACCATCGCCATTGATAGCGAGGTCTTCAATATCATTAGCAAATGCATTGGTCATCAAGCGAACTAGATGATCTTCCAACGCACCTCCTTCAATATTGTCTTCAAGTGATTCAGTTGAAACTTCCCAATCAAGACGAATCTTCTTGGTTGTAAGTTCTACCTTTGTAAATGTTGCACCTGTATTTGTGTAATCATTGCTTGCTTGTGCAGCAGCACGGATAACACGCTCACCAACGTTAACCTTTTCGATTTCCATGGTGTTTGCTCGCATTGTAACTCTACGACCATCCTTGGCGAGAACTGTTGCATCCCACACATAGTCGATGAAGCGGCGAGCCTGCTCAGGCAATAGAATACCACCTGGTGTACCAGTTGGATTTACTGCGTTAGCACCTGATGTATCGCCCCAGTTTGGTGTTGCGATATTACCAAGGTTTGCACCAATATTGCTTGTGGATGGACTGGTTGCTGTTGCGCCACCAATACCGCCAGAAGCGAACGAACCATCGCCATCATGCTGATGGGCTACGGTTGGAGCACCTGGGTAATTCTTTACGATTTCTTGTTCCGACATATTGTCACCTCCTAGTGATTTTTAGTTGAATAGGTCGGCATTTTTGAGGAAACGTCCGCCCCATAGGGATTTTTGAACCTGTTGTGTAACAGGCTCCTGCACGATCTCGCCTAGATCGCCAGACTTGCGGAAAGCCGTATCTTTTTCTACAAGATCTACTCGCTTTCCAAACTCATTAAATGACCCTTTAACATCTTTTACTTCATTAGTAACTGAGTCAAGGGATTTTGTAATTGCATCTACAGTAGCCTGCATAGACTTAACTGTTTCAGCAAGATTGCTCAAGGCATTAGTTAGAGAATCATTGATATCAGCAACAGACTTTGCAATTTCTGCTGTTGCATCTGCAACTGCATCAATTGACTTTTCTGCTGCGTCAACAACAGGAGCATCTGCTACTGGTGCTGCCTCTACCACTGGCTCTGCAACTGGTGCTGCGTCTGCAACATCTTCTGCTGGAGCATCTGCAACAACGTCAGCAACTACTTCTGCTGGTGCTTCTGCTGGAGCCTCTGGAGCAACCTCAACATTGTCAACAACTGGCGCTGCATCAGCAACTGCTTCTGCAACTACGTTTGTTTCTTCTGTCATAGGATTTTCCTCCTTTGTCATCTTAATTGTTCTAATGCCTTTTGCACTATCAACTAAGAACTTTAGTGTTTCTGTATCATTTTGGTCTTCAACGAATCCAATGTTTTTCATTGTACCGCTGCAAGATGGACAATTCTCGTCGACCTCTTTTGAAAGTCTAACGATATCATCAGAACTGCACCAATAAACTGTGTCTACAACAGCCTTTGCAAGAAAGCCGCCAAGTTGTCCCTTTTCAATGGAGATAACATTGGCAAACTGATTTGCTGGGTTGTCTACTAGAGACAATTCATGCAGATCATACTCTTTAATTATACGCACTGATTTATCAACTTTTTCATCATACATGTCATCTGACTTAGTGATATTTCCACCGATTGAAAAACCAGTTAAAGTACCATCAAGAACCTTTTCCCAGGTATCTTGTGCGCCCTTTGAAACATATGCTGAAACGTATACGCCGCTATAAAATTTCTTTTCTCTAGGATCAAAATAACGATCCTCTTTAAATGAAACAACTTTACCTACAGCAGCAGGTTGATGCATTTCACGAAGATTGCCACGGAATTTCTTGAATGCTTCAATGCTTGCTTCTGTTGTAACAATATCGCCTTGTTTGTCTATATTATCTAGAGTAGCAAAGCCAGAAACTATGCGTCTTTCTTGATCTACCTTGCCAATAGGCATAGAGAAGCGAACATTGTCGCCATCGGTAGTCCATTGTGCTTTATTTATAATCATGGCAGGTTAATTATATCATTCCTTTATAATACCTTGTGGATATTACTGTGCAGAACGCCCTTCTCCTTGTGGATTTCTTCCAGAGATTGTGGATGGAGAATCAGAGTTATTATTTGTTCTTTCTGCATCTCTTTGTCGATTCCCCGCCAAATCTGCTCTAGCATCTGTGGCTTGTCTAGGAGACATTATGAATGGATCATCTCCATCTGGGCGTTGTGACATATTCAACATTTCACGAGCCTCATTTGGAGTAATAACCTGAGTTTTAACATAACGCTCAATAATCTGAGACTGTGCAATTTCATCTGTCAAAGTCAATTCGTTAAACTTCAACTCTAAAATATCAGTCTTTTCCTTAATAATCTTATTTATAATCTTTTCTAGATGACGCTGTGCTGGACGAGAAACTTGCTCTTTGAATGTACGATCTTGTGAAAGAGCAGCAGCAATAGCGGCAGCATCAGAGCCACCTAATTTAGAAATAGGAACTTGGTGTGCAATCAAAATATCATCACGATTTTGTTTACGATACTTTTCAAATGATGCTTCCTGCACTCCATTTTCAACAGGCTCCATCTTGAACTCAACCTTATTTCCATCTGTGTCTCCAGGAAGTGGAATATAAAGTGTTCTGTGGTTTTGTCCCTTTAGCCCAGTTTGCAAGAATCTGAACATCTTATCTTCAGCATCTGCAGACAGTTTTGCGCCCTTGACTGTAACAACATATCGTGGTGCGCCCTTATTTTGGAAGTAATCAATATTATATTGTGCAGCAAGAGAGTCTCCAACAAGAGATGAAACAGCAGAAAGAATATCTGGTACTCCATAGAATGTGTTAAGTGGAGAGTATTGCTTTAGATGCAGAATCTCATTTGGACGTGGATCAGCAGTTAGTGGATTTATATTAGTTGCACCAAAGTTTCTAAAGTAAACTAATTTATTTCCAATAATTTGAACATAGCCATCACGCAGACGACGAACACGAACTGTGGTAGCAGGAATATGTCCAACATAGCCAATCTCACCAGTTACAGTACGACCAATTTCTAGGAAGCCATTTCCAGTAGCCTGCACATCTGTATAAAATTTTTCCATTGTTTGTTGGAATGTGTCTTCATCATTTAGTGATTCTAACCAGTCACGAACTTCTAGTTTCATTCTTTCAATGCGACGGCGAGCACGATCTACCTGCTCATCATCGTCATTCATTTCAAATCGCAACATAGTGCGATCTGTAAGGTCAAACTTATATCCAAGACCAACAACATTTTCTACCTTAGCATCAATAGCAGCATGATTAGCAAATGAAGTATCATAATAACTTGCTAGTTCATATAGGTTATACGGTGGTGTGATTACATCAAATAGGCCATAACCATTTTGATATACTGTGCCAGGATTAATCTGTTTTGACTGTGCGCCTTCTTTGCCAGACTGAAAAGCATTTGCATCATTAAGATACTGTAAGTTTGGCTCGATGGCTGGATATCTTGGGTTGTATGTATCAAGTGGAAGGCTATACTTTGTAACGCTGCGGCTAGTGCGGCGCTTGAAGTTAGTATCCATTCCAGTCAAGTCTTTGAGTTGATCCCAAGACTTTAAGAATGGGTCATTAGTAAGAAACGGATTTGAGTCCGTAACTTCTGTATTTAGACTTGCTTGAATATAATCGTAATCAGCCATTTTCGTAAATATCTCTTCCGTGTGTATTTAATGTTTGTTGTGCAGCATGAATAGCACCAAGATCATTTAGA